GCTGTGTATGCCTTTAACCGCTATAAAACCGCCGTATTGTCCGTTCGTAGCATTGCCGGATGGCATAACCACAAGCAATTTAGGTGGAGCAGAAAAGGACAAACTCATTTTTTTGTGTGGGCCATATCCCCCGTTACCGGTGTATGAGCCAGTAACGATTTTACCGAGGCCACTATCCGCAGTGGCAAGTGCGGTGGCAAGTGCCGTAAGACTTGTGCAGCCCGTACCGCCGTAAGCAACCGGCAGGGTGCCGCTGCGGGGGTTGTTTGTACCGCTTGAATAAAGTGCACCACTCCACGAAAAAGCACGGAGAGGGTTGCTACCTTGCCCAAGGATAACTGCGCCGTTTGTGGGGCTGCTTAACCCCGTGCCGCCTCTTAATGCGGAAAGCGTACCGGCGTTAATATCCTGTGCATTGTGCGTGTGGCTTTTTGCCGCCGCACCTACCTGCGCCGCCGTGGTATTGTGCGGGTTGCTGCGGTTGTTTAAGTGGTCTATGAGTTTACTGATCGCCAGTTTGATTTTACCAAACAGCGTGCTTGCCTTTTCACCGCTTACGATATTTGCAAGGGTGGTTGCCTCTGTAAAGGTCGGCACCTGGTCGCTCGGTGCAAGGTTTGGTACATTGCCGAGCCCCACCTGCTGCTTTGTAACGCTGTGCGGGTTGTTCTTGTCAGCGGTGTGCTTGTCAAAGTCCTCTTTGGAGGCGTATACAAGTGAGCTGCTGATCGCCGCCGATACATTCTCGGCATCGCCAATAAAGATAAGGGCATCAAACTGCATTTCAAGGATGCGGTTGCCCTTGTCCGGTACATAGTCTGCGGAGCTTTCGTCCTCGTTGCCGAGGGCGTACAAAATCTCTTTTGTGCTGTCATCGGGATCCTTGGCGAAAAAGCCAGCCTCCGTGATATGAAAACCGCTTGTAATGGAGCTGTTGGAAAACTGCGCCGTAAGCGTTACATATTCCGTACCTACCACAATTTTTGAAAGCTCAACGGTAATAATCGGGTTGGCAAGCCCCGTTGCCTCGGCAGGATCCTGTGCGGTACCGTTGCCGAGCTGAATTTTTGTAAAAGTAATGGTTTCACCCGCCAAAGCCCTTAACAAAAGGTTTTTGCCGGATGCGGTAAGTTTAGGTACCATTTGTGTTTACCTCCTCATAAAATACTTTGTTTTCTGCCTCCTCCATAAGCACCTTGCTGTTTTCGTCTGCAAGCAGGTTTATGTTATCCATATCCCACTCCTCCGTGGTAAGCGTTTGCTTAATCGAGTGGCGAAAAGCCGAGCCGGTGTAGTGCGGTATTTTGATTTTTGATAGCAGTATCAAAGGATCAATGAGCACATTTGCGGCAACATACCGGCGCATATCGTCCAATATGTGCAGGTAGTCAACCGATACCGGCAGCGATACCCGGAGGGTGTAGTCATTTATGGTGGGCAGAGGGTTGCTTTCACCGCAGGAGGTTTTGAGCCAATTCACAAGCCAGTTATAAGTGTAAACAACGCCATAGGTCCATGCGGTTTTTAGCCGCTGTTTTCTGTCCTCCAGCGTGTCTGTGGCAAGCGGTACAATATTGAGCTCTTTTTCCCAAACCGTAACGCCTGCCTCCGTGGCCGTGTCTATGAATTGGTTATCCATAACGAGGTTTAAGGCATCCCACGCCGCCTCAATTTCCGGCTGCTGTGCACCCGTAATGGCGGCAAATTCCATAACGCTTTGCAGCACCGGTGGGAGGTAATCAATCAGCTTTCTATCAAGCATTTACCACACCCCCGGATGCAAGCACGGGTATGTTATCCTCGCCCAGCGTTATATTTTTGGTGTCATTGTTGAGTTTGGTGCTGCCTATATCGGCAATGTAAGCAGAGCACTCCGACAAAATACGGCTTTCAATCTGGGATATACGCACGATCAAGGTGCCGCCCTTTTCCCAAGCCTCGGCCATTTCATCAAAATACTTACGCACCGTGGCGTTTACCGCCGCTTTGGCATCGTTCCAGGTGTAGCCTGTTGCAAAGGTCAAGTGTGTGCTTACTGCAATGGTGGTGGGAATGATACCCTCAACCTTTACGATATGCCCAATAGGCGCAAGCCCCAAGCCCTCGCCAGCGTTCTGTGTCGGATCAATAGCGGTTTGAACAATATCTATAAGCTCATCGGAGGGGGCAGCGTTGTTTGCTGCCATAATAACGAGCTTAACCGTACCGCCAACCGTCAGCTTTTTGTTGAGGGCTGCCTTATAAACGCTTGTAAGCCACGCCTTGGCATCTTTGTCTGTTATGGTGTTGATGATACCCTCGTACCAAGTTTTAACCGCTGCGGACGGGATAAGCCCGGAGGGTGGTGTGTCTGCGTTCCAGACGGGATGCACCTTTACAGCCGCCACACCGTCAATGCCCAGCACCTTTGCCTTGTAGTCGGCCTGGTTGCCGCCAAAGGCCTGGCTCTGTACGGCATCAAGGATCCGCTGTCTAAATACCTCCGTGTCCTCCTCGTCATCGCCGGGGATAAGCAGCTCAACCAGCTTTGCGGTGGTAAGTCCGGCAATGTACTCAATAGGGATAAGATCCCCGGCGCAATCGTTTGCCGCCGAGCCTGCCGTTTCACAGGTTACTTTGTGGCTGAGGCCTGTTTCCGTGTCCTCGCCGGTCATTCGTTCCGTTACAATAAAGTTTAATTCCTCGCAGGAAAAACGGGAGCCGACAGGCACCTCAATATTAAACTCCGCACGGAACACCGCAGCGCTTGCCGCTTTGGGTGAAAGTCCACGATCTTTTGCCCGTTCTATAAGGTAATCACGGGGGGCGGTGGCAATGTAAGTTGCCGTAAAAACAAAGTCAAGGCCGATATAAAGCTGTGCAAGCTCTGCCATAGACGGAGCCACACCGTTATACACCATAGAGCCCTCCCTTTTGTCAAAGGTTGAGCTTACCCTTGCCATTGCATTTGCAAGTAAATTTTCGTAGGTTTGATCCTCAAAAAGGCTCATACATCCACCTCCTTTTTGGTTTCTATATCGCCGTAAATTGAGTGCACCGTAAAGGTTACAATAAGTGCCTTTTTGGTGCTTTCAAATTCCCAGCCGTCCACGCTGTTTATACGGTCATCCTGGGTTAATGCCTCGGTAATACGGCGTTTTACCTCGGACATTACAAAATCTTTTGGCTGGCCTATAAGGTCAACCAGTTCCACACCGTAGTTGTAGGAGTAAATGGGGTATTGGTAACGCTCTACCGAAAGAATTAAATACACCGCTTGCAGCAGCGCATCGGCATCCTCGGTAATGCCTTTAACCCGCCCCCGGCTTATATCCAGCTTGTAGGTATGGCTGGGTTGCTGTTCCATTGCAAACTCAATGAGATCAAGATCATCACCGGTTTGCGGTAAGTATGAATTATCAGCCATTTGGTGCCTCCAATCTGTCTAACACTATAAACTTTTGCCCGCCATCGCACCGGAGCATCAACACCTTTTCACCGGTTTTGAGCCCCAGGTGCACGGTAAACTTTTTGCGCCCCGTGTAGCTGTGACTGTGTCCGATATTTACACCTCCGGCGTTTTCCGTATTGCCTGAGTAACTTTCGTTTCCGGAGGTTGTGCCGGAGTATGCGTGCTTATGCGTTAGGCTTACACGGCCCAAAGCGGCGCTGGTGGTGTGATCCACGGTTTCATACACCGTATAATCACGCACGGCATTTGTAAGAAGCAGCTGCGATGCCGGGATAGTGATTTTTTGGTTTATGCTGATTTTGAGAGGTGATACGGAAACAACCTCACCGATTTTCAAGGACATAGGATCCTTTGCATTTACCGCCTCCACAGCGGCCTGCTTAATCAGCATTACAAGTTTTTGTGCATCAAGTGACAAAAGTACCACCTCGCAATTTTAGCTCCATAAGGTGCTGCCCGTCCTTAAAACTGTGCTTTACGCTTTCCACAAGCATAAAGTTTGATACATTCATATCACCCAGCCCAAGGATAACCACAAGCAGCGTGCCCGCCCTTACCCTTGTATCACCAAGCACATTTTTTACACTTAATGTGCGGGTTTTGGTGTTGTAGAGTTTAAGCAGGGAGGCAGCCATATTGTTAAGGTTTGTGCTGTCATCGCTCACCTTTTCGGCGTACTGCAACACACCCCACTGCATTATGGTACGGCTGCTTTTTACGGTTACGGGATCCGAGCCCTCACGGAAAAGCCGTATTTTGTTGTATGTGTTGTTTGCAATGCTTGATTTATAGTCATAATCGCCTGCGGTATCCTCGTTTATCACAAGGCCGAGTTTCATATTTCCTATGTTGGAAAGCGTGAGCTTTCCGGCATTGTCATACAGCACATAAAGCTGTGTTGTAGCCTTGAGTGTTTCGTCAAGAGCATTTTGGATAATATCAAAAAGGCTTTTGTTGTCCTCGGTACGGCTGGCAATCTTATAACCGGTGTCCTCAAGGGCTCCGGCGTTCAGTCCAAAGTCCTCTGCAAGCATACGCACCACCTCGGTTGCGGTCTTATTTTCGTACTGAAAATAATCTTTATTGTTGAGGTAGTAAAGCTGATCGTACACCGTTACCTTGATTTTCTTATTGTCGCTGCCGGATCTCGATTTTTCAAACACAAAGCCGTAAAACATTGGTGTGCCGTCAACCGAAAAGCGGCAGGCATCGCCCTCCGCAAAATCAAGTCCATCCGTTTTGATACATTCAAAGGTTAATTTGCCCGGCTGCCCCTTACGCTGCCACTCTATCGTTACACCGTCAACAATAGGGGGAAACATAAGGGTTGAGCCGTGCTGAATAAAAAGCTCGTAGGTCATTACGGTATGGTGAATACCTGCCCAACATAAATGAGGTTAGGGTTTTTGATCTTACCCTTGTTTGCATTGTATATTGTCGGGTATTTCGCTCCGTTTCCGTAATATTTCTTGGCAATGCCCCAGAGCGTATCACCTTTTTTAACGGTGTAGGTTTTGGTCTGTGGGGCATTTGTTGCCGGTCTTGTAGTTTGCACCGTTGCCGTTTTCTTAACGGTGGTGTCTTTGCTGTCATTGTGCTTAACCGTGGTTTTAATGGCAACCGTTTTGGTGCTGTAATCACGGTACTGCTTGAGCTTTACCTCAACGCTTACATCAAGGCCGTTTGTGGCACTTTCCTCTATGGTGTAGTCCTCAACGCTTACCTTGATATTGGTATCAAACAAGAGCTGCCCGGCGGGCGTTGTCCTTGTCATAATAAACTGCGTTGTGGTCCTTTGCGTTTTGGCACGCTCCAGCAGGGTTAAATAATAATCGGGGCGCTTGCTTGCGGTCAGCATAGGGAAAACAAGCGGCAGGGTGATCTCCGTGAGCCCCGGATATTTCAAAAAGTTAATTTCGCCCTCGTTCAACAGGGTTACTGTGGTATTCTTTCCGCTGATCTTTACGGATAATTTTGCCGGTGTCTGCGGCATAAGCTCACCGAAAAGATAACATTTATAACTCACATCAATACACCCCCTCACTTGCCGTTACCAAAGCCTCGGCAACGCCGTCCGTTAAATAACTGATTATGCCGTCAAGGTCTGTGTTGGCCGCCACATTGTTTGTAACGCCTCCAAGGTCAACCTTAATTTCGGCAGTAGTAAAGCGGTTAATGGCCTCACGCTCTGCAATATCCCGCAGGTAGGAAAGCTCCTCGGTGCTTTTGCCCGTGTTCTTTGCCGTATCGCCTGTGTTTTTCGCAATATCGCCAAGAGCGCTGCCGTAGGGATCTAAGCCGCCGGTACCGTCCTCACCAAGTCCGAGGTTGCCGAGCATATTATCAAAAACGCCGGTTACGGAGCTTTTAATGTTTCTGCCCACCTCTGCACCCTTGTTGTAGGCACTTGAGCCCCAGCCGTCCTGGAATGTATCAAAGGTATTCATACCCTCGCTCCAGCCCTTGCCAAAGTCCACATCATAGGTACCGAAAGCATCGCCCACGCTGCCGTAGGAGTGGCTGTTCCACGCATCGCTTACGCTGTCATAAGCAAAGGTATTAAAGCCCTCATTCCACGCATCGCCTATGCTGGTATAGCTCTCTTTTTTGCTGTTGAGCTCGTCAATCTTTTTGGCTGCAAAATCGAGCCCGGAGGTGTCGATATTTACGCCCATCCAGCCGAGCACCTTGTTTGCCATATTTGCAAGGCTTTTAAGCCCCTGCATAATGACATTTACCATACCCCAAAAGCCCTGTTGAATGAATACCCAGGCATTGTTAAAGGCAACGCCCACATTGCTTGCACAGGCTTTGAGCACATTCCAGATGCCCATACCGAGGTTTGCAAACCAAAGCCCGGTATTTTTGATAATTGCCCAGGTAGCAGCACCGAGGTTTGCAAACCACATACCTATGTTTTTAATAACCTGCCATATAGCAAGCCCCAAGTTTGCAAACCACAAGCCTATGTTTTTAATGCTATTCCATATCGCTATGGAAACATTTGCGATCCACAAGCCTATGTTTTTGAACAGAGCACCGAGCCAATAAACGGCACCGACAACCTGCTCAAAGAATATAGCAATAAGCACGATAAGCACGATAATAAGAGCGATAACCCAGGTAATGGGGCACGCCCATATCGCTGTGTTAAGCCCGTACTGCGCCGCCGTGGCGGCAAAGGTTGCACCCGTCTGCATCATAGTTGCGGCGGCAAAAATGCCCTTTGCAACGGCTGCAATGGTTTCAATGGCCGTTATGGTAAACACCGCTGCCTTGTATAGCAGCAGGGCGGCCACAATGCCCATTATGACAGGACGGATCCAGCTCCAATTATCTGCCACAAAGTTATACACAGCACACACGCCATCGAACACCTGCGCCAGCACAACCGACATAACCGAAAAGGTACGGATCAAACCGTTTACGGTCCGCTGTACTCTTTCGCTGTTGGCAAGCTGGTTGACTTTTGCAAGTAGCGGATCAAGGGCCTTAATAGCCCTGTTTTTCATCGAGGTCCATATATCGCTCCAGGTCTTGGGCATACTCTCAAATTTGGCGTTGGTTTCGTCTGCACAGGCGAACATTGCCGCCTTTACAATATCAGCGGTGATCTGTCCGTCTGCGGCCATATCCTTGAGCTTGCCCTTTGGCACATCCATATACTTTGCAATGGCTTGTATAATGTTTGGTGCCTGTTCAAGAATACTGTTGTATTCCTCACCACGGAGCACACCGGAGCCCATCGCCTGCGTAAGCTGCAACATAGCGGCATCAATACCCTGTGCAGAGGTACCGGCAATTTTGAATTGCTTATTTACCTGCTCCATAAAGGCAATGGTTTCCTTGTTGCTGCTGAAAGCATCGCCGGCCATAAGCCCCAGCTTTGCAACGGCATCGGCGGTTGCCAGATATGAGCCTCTTGATCTTTGTGCGGAGGCATAAATCATATCGTTAAGCTCTGCGGTGGTTTGCAGTCCGTCATTCATCATAGATAAACGGGCATCGGTCTGCGTTATCGTGTCCGACAAGCCAACCAAGCCCTTAACGGCTTTCATACCCAAGTAAGCGGAGGCAATGCTCTTAATCTTACCGAGTAAACCGCCGGCCGCAGATGTTCCTTGGCCTATGTGCCTATTAAGCTGTTGCTGTTGGTTGTTGCAATCTCGGTAACTCTGCTCCATTTCGTTTAGGGCGGCATCCGCTGCCCCAATTTCACGGCGTGCTGCGGCAATGTTCGCTGTGTTAAAGCTCCTGCCGGATGCACGCTGTACTGCCTCAAAACTATCAAGCACCGAGCCCATCGCTTTGTTGATACGGCCCAGCACCTTTGACATTTGATCGTTAAGCACGAGGGATGACTGCACTCTGCCCATATTTGGCGCACCTCCTCTCTTGGAAAGCAAAGGCGGCACCGGTTAAGGCGCCGCCTCTATTTCCGTCTTTTTGCTTTTCGTTTCGCTTGGTCTGCCTCTTTCTTTTCGTTCTCAACCCGTACATCAATGGCGGCTATGACAAAAGCACGCTCGTATGGATCAAGGTCCAAAAACTCCGAGGGTTTCCAATGGAATTTGTGGAGGGCGTAGTAGGTATAATTTGCCTCCTCATCGCCCTCCAGTATTAGTTTTTTGCCTCGGCTACAAGCTCACCCTCGGCGGTAAAGCCGCAAAGCTCCGTAATGGCGATAATAAGATCGTCAAATTCGGCAGGGGTAAGCATTGCACCGGCAAGCTGTTCCGCACCCATTACGCCGTAGCTTTCCTGGAGTTCCGCATCGTTGAAATCGGGGAAAACGGTGCAGCGGGCAGCCAGCTTTGCCTGGTACTGCGCCGTGTCCATTTCCTGTGTATACTGCCCACGCTTTCCGGGGATCGGAATATTACGCAGGCTGTCCTTGCGGAGCTTTTGATTTTCTGCGGCGGTGATGCAGGTGATCTCCCATTCCATTGCTTTGCCGTTTTCGTCAACAAAGCGAGGGGAAAGAGCGATCTTGCGGTTATCAACCTTTTTTGCGTTCTGCGCCAAAAATGCGCTTAATGATTTTGCCATAAAGCAAATACCTCCTTAAATTATCTGTTTACATATATGTGGGATCTTTGAATTTTTCCGGGCGTGTGTAACCACCGGCAAAGCCGTTAATTTCCTGCTCGATAAAATCATCCTCGGAGCCTGCCATTGAAAGCAGCACATCCCCGTCAAGCACGCAGTCATTGTAAACCTTGGTGCTGCGGCCAACGGAGGTGGCGGGATCCTCGTTTGAGGTCTGAATTGTGAGCAGAGGCATAACGCCCGTTTTGATAAATTCGTCAACCACATCGTCAAAAATCTCGGTGCACTTGTAAATTGTCATAGTGAACGAAAGCTCAACGGTGGTGGGCTTTTTGCCCATAATCACGCTGCCCATACGGGGCACATCCTGCGTGGAAATATTGGCTTTGCCCTCAAAGTCCTTACACATAAGCATTGCATTACGCTTGCCGTTGCGGGTTACGAAAACCTCCGCAAACTTGGCAACCGGTGCATCGTTTGTGTTCATTACCTTGTTACTCATTTACGCCTACCTCCTTACTGAATAATAACGCTCATATAGAGCTGGCTCATAGCGTTTACAATGTTGAGCCCGTCAATGGTAAGCAATACGGAGCCCTTACGGTCCCCAATATCCACGCTTACGGTGTCGGGATCAAAGTCCTCAACCGCCCGGAGCGTTTCAAGCTGCTGAATGAGCTTTACAATATCATTCCACAGGGTTGCACGGCCGGAGGCATCGTTCGGAACAATGCCGACATAGCGGGTGTTGAACAGCACCGCCACATCATTTGCGATCTGGTCGCATACTCTCACGGTCTGGTTGCTCTGGAAAATCTCGCCCTTTTCCGCTGTAAGCGTTACAAGGGTGTTAATATCCTCAAGCACACGCACCGTACCGTTTACGCTGTGGAGCATAAACTTACCCGCCTTAATAGCCGCCTCAAGGGCTGCCTGCGTGTAGTTTGTATCAACGGTAAGCTCACCATTGTACTTGCTGTTTGTAAGCGATTTATTGACAGCCACAGCCGCCTGTGCACCGGCTACCCAATACACGAGTGCATCCGTTGCCGTGCCGTCAAAGGTTGCGGTATTCCACACGCCAATAACGCCCTCGCTGTCCGTTTCGGGCTTAATAGCGCAAAGCTGGAATTTCGCACCTACCTCCTCACGCATACGCTTTGTGAAATTCGCAAAGAGTGCAACCGTGCTTTTTGTGCTTGTGTCGGTGGGGTTTACCGGGCAGCAAAGGGTGTTGAACGAATAACTTTCGATAGCATCCAAAAACGCCTGGTAATGTGTACCCGTAAT